GTCCAAATATGTAATATGAATAACAATGAATTTAATAATGGCTGTTCTCACATTCATCGTGCAATTAACAATGAAATAAACAGAGACCTAACATATAAATACAGTAATATTCCTGAATTTAAAAAAAACGACACCTTATTTATAGCAACTTTACCATTAGATTCATTTATGAATTGTTTTACAAAAAGAATAAGCACAATTAAAATTGATGTTGAAGGATTTGAATTCTTTGTATTACAAGGAGCAAGTAAGTTGATTGAGTCTCACAAACCAATTATTTTTATAGAAATATTTGATGAAAATTTAAATGAAATAATTAAATGGTTTACTATTGGTAATTATGTTTTATTTAATAAAATGAATCTCATAGATTATGTATTTGTGCCAAAAGAGAGAATTATACCAATATAACATTAAAATAAAAATTGAATTAAAAGTTTCTCATATATATGAAAGAATCAAAATGATGACTACTGATAAAAGTAAAAGACGAAAGAATCATTCTGTAAATAAAACAGAATTATGGAATATATTTGATAGTGAAATAGACAATGAACAAAAAAAACCTTTAGAATGCATTTATAGAGAATGTGGCGATAGAGAGAAATGCGAAAGATGTGAATATAGTTTAGCATTTTCCGATGAAGGGTTTTTAACTTGCACAAACAAACAATGTGGAATTATTTATAAGGATTTATTGGACCAATCCGCAGAATGGCGATTTTATGGCGCAGATGACAACCAAAGCAATGACCCAACCAGATGTGGTATGCCTATTAATCCACTATTGAAAGAATCGTCTTTTGGATGCAAAGTGATTTCATGTGGTCCAATGAGTTATGAAATGAGAAAAATAAGAAGATACACCGAATGGCAATCCATGCCATATAAAGAAAAATCTCAATATGACGAATTTCAAATAATCACCACCATGGCTCAAAACGCAGGTGTTCCGAAAATGATTATTGATGATGCAATTCGGTATCATAAAAAAATATCGGAATATGACATGACATTTCGCGGAGACAATCGCGACGGAATATTAGCAGCGTCCATTTACATTTCTTGCAGAATTAATAATTTTCCACGAACAGCAAAAGAAATCGCAAACATATTTAATTTAGACGCAACGAGTGCCACTAAAGGATGCAAAAACGCGCTCTCTATTATTAATAACATTGAAAAAGATGTGTGCAACAAAGAAAAAACGGTTCTCTGCAAAACCAAACCAGAAGATTTCATTGAACGATTTTGCAGTAAATTAAATATTAATAGTGAATTGACGCAAGTATGCAAATTCATTTCCAAAAAAATAGAAAAGTTGGATTTAATGCCTGAAAATACACCGCATTCCATTGCCGCCGGAATTGTCTATTTTATATCACAAGTATGCAATATTAATATTACTAAAAAAGATGTCAAGACAATTAGCGAGATAAGCGAAGTCACCATCAATAAATGCTTTAAAAAAATGGAACAAATTAAGGACGAATTGATTCCGGCGGTTATTCTTAAAAAATATACCTTCGTTGCTTAAACACAATTATTATACATGGATATTAGTATGATATCTATAACCTCATCAACAATACCACCCAGACAAATTCCCAAGAAAGTATTTATTGTTCCATATCGCAATAGACCACAACAACATTTTTTTTTCTCAAAATACATGACTTTTTTACTTGAAGACACGGCAGAGTATGACGTCTATTTCTCTCATCAATCAGACTCACGACATTTCAATCGCGGCGCAATGAAAAACATTGGGTTCATCGCAATGAAACAGAAATACCCGAATCACTATAAAAATATTACATTTATATTTAACGATGTAGACACAATGCCTTTTTACAAGATTTTTGATTATGAAACAATCCCGGGAACAATTAAACATTATTATGGATTTAAATATACATTGGGAGGAATTGTCGTCATCAAAGGCGGCGATTTTGAGAGAATCAATGGATACCCCAATTTTTGGGGCTACGGCATGGAAGATAATTGTTTGCAAAAAAGGGCAGAACTATTTAGATTGATTATTGATAGAACCCATTTTTATCCAATTGGAAGTCCAAATATATTGCAATTGTTTGATGGGGTCTCTCGCATTATCAATAAAAAAGACCCATGGAGAATGAAGCATGACAACGGAAGTGATGGCATTCGCACAATCACGCAACTTCGCTATTCCATTGATACGAAATCCACCAACGAAGTAGACAATCAATTAGTCGTCGAGAACACCAACCTTTTCTTTATTAATACTACGCATTTTATTACTGGAATTGATTACAATGCAGATGAATATTATAAATATGATTTAAGAGAACCTGCTCGTGCAATTATTGCTCCACATAATATTAAACGAACACCTGTGAATCCAACTGATGGGGCAGTTGTAGATGATTGGACTCATATTCCATATTATCCCATGAAGAGAGAAAAAATAGAAGTAGATGAAAGGCCACCCCAACACAAACTATTACTAGAACAACAACAATACGAACAACAAATTCTATTGCATCCACATCCTTCTATTCCCATCCAAAAAGAAATAAAACAAAAAAATAAAAGACAGCTTTTATTCACAAATGGGAAACTTATTTTTAAATAAGTTGATAATATATGAGCCAAAAATCCATGTTTGGAATCAATGATTGTCATAAAGCGCGCAAAAATACGAAAAAAGCATATACATTTAGTAAAAGACTAAAAATACGAAAAACGGTCAAGATAAGACACGCGTCAAAAAACAAATTCAAGAATATAATTTTATTTTCACATAAATTAGGACAGACAAAACCTGGCGTAGATAAAACCCCGAATTATATGAAACATTTCATCAATCATAAAACACATCATATTATTAATGTAAAATCAACTGGCGATTTGTTCAAAAATCTTCAACACCTTTATAATGCAAATAAAAAATGTGGTAAACGGCCTATTGTTAATATAGGTGGCGACCATTCGATGGCAATTGCTACAATTGCTCACACATTAAACACTCATCCGAATGCAAAAGTCCTGTATTTTGATGCACACGGAGACATTAATACTTTTGCATCATCCAAATCAAAACATTATCACGGCATGCCGTTGAGTTTTATGACAGGTTTAGACCATGACAAACGTTTTCCTTTTATTAAAAATAAATTGCCTTTTGATAATTTATGTTATTTTGGCACACGATGTCTTGACCCCGCAGAGAAAGATGTTATTTATGACAAAAATATCAAATATATTGAAAGTTCAGAATTAAATCATGATATTAATGAAGTCATCCAAAAAGTAGACAAATTTATTGGAGATTCGCCAGTCCATCTCTCTTTCGACGTAGATTCTGTAGACCCATCATTTATTCCTAGCACCGGAACAACTGTCAAACATGGAATTAAATTGAGCATAGCAATACAAATGCTGGATTATTTATATACAAAAAATATAGTAAATGTAGACATTACTGAGTTGAATGTTGGACTAGGAAGCCGGGAAGATATAGCAAAATCACAGAAAAATACATTGTTATTGTTTCGCAATTTTCTCTCTTGATTTAATTAATTCTATTGATATATTATATATGTCATTAAAATTTAGAGAGCCTGACATGTATAACTTGATTGAAAACAGTCGTAACACTGATGCTGATGATAAGACTAACTTACGTGAAATGTATGAATTGATTGAAAATATTAGTAACATTAAATATAAGATTAACTTAAAGCACGAGTTGATAGACATTTTAGATAAAAATAAATATAATTATTATAATAAAAGAGAATTAGATACAGTATTAAATAATTTTAAGGTGAAAATAAGAAACAGAGACGCAGAAGAAATACAACCACATCCTAGAAGGAGTGACAAGTTTCCAACTGCCAGTTATATGGGTAAGTTTGCCAATTCGCAATTATATACAACTGCAAGAGAGGTGAATGGTCCAGTAATAGCAAAACCATTTGATGATGGTGATTATGATAGAATACACCCCGAAGATATGTTTGTGTCTCCTTCTGAAACCCGCATTAAAAATACAACAATTCCTACTGTTATAAATGCAGAACTAAGTCCTTATGAAGATGAAGATTCTGAATATGCAGAAGTAATATCTCCTGATAATTCTACTGTGTTGATGCCTCGTCCTCAAGAGTCCAATTGGGGAAGAATTAAACAAGTCCTTTCAAAAGTGCCTGGTGCAAAAAGAATTGGAATTACAGGATATACAACAAAACATCCAGATAATTCTAAATCCAAAAAACCCAAAAGGTTTGGCATATTTGGTGGCACAAGGAAATCACGAAAATCAAGGAAATCACGAATAAGAAAATCAAGAATAAGAAAATCAAGGAAATCACGGAATTAACACTTCAGTTCTTTTTCCAAGCATAAATCATTTCCTTGTAATCATTCTGTCTCCTACTCTTCTTATAAAAAAATACTTCATGCGCTTCGCCGAATAAATCAATACAGACATTTTCATATATTTCTTTATTGATATTTAAAACAAAATTACCACCAACACTTAGACCATCGTATACCCTTTTAAAAAGAGGAATATAAAACAACTTGTCCATTTCTCTCTTGTTACAATATTCCACATTGTTCTCATATCTTTGAATGAAATAATATGGAGGCGAAGTAAACACAAGGTCGTATTTCAACAAAGAATAATCAACGGTCAATGCATCGCGAAACATGATTTCAAAGTCGGTTGTAATATTTTCTCTCGAACCTAAAAAATTTTGCAACTGTGAATAGGATTCCACCAACGATGAATTTATTTCAATTCCAATAAAACGAGGGACATTCATGACTGCGGCTGCAACGACTGCTCCACCCCATCCGCAACAAAAATCCAATACGCAACTAGGCCTATATTTTGAATAAATTTCCATATAATTCAAAGGACGGATAATATTAATCGAACTAATGCATATGTTGTAAACCTCTTTCAAAACAACATAATTATTTTTCTGTCCATTCTTATTTTTCACAGTGGCGTAATAATTCAACATGTTTTGAATGAATTTCTTTTCTTTGAATTCTTCGATTCTCTCTACAAACTCATAAAAATTCACATTGTATTTGCCTCGAGTATATAGACGCTGAGTAAAAGTAAAATAGTCAACGATTCCATTACCGACAAGACATCGTTCTCCAGTGGATTCTATTTTGCCTTGGCGACAGATTTCTCTCAATTGTTCGTATTCTCGGACGATTTGTTGGAGAGAAATATTCTTGATTTGGAGAGAAATATCTCGGTGTTCGTTAATCATAAAAAAGAAAAATATAATAAATACTGTGTTTTAACATTTATTATATGGAAATTCAACACACCCTCTATATTAATCTGGAAGAACGTCAGGACCGACGAACTCATGTAGAACAACAATTGGCATCTATTGACATTCCTCAGACCAAGGTTCAGCGGTTCAATGCTATAAAAATAAAAGACGGTAGAATCGGGTGTTCAATGAGCCATTTAAAATGTCTTCAACTTGCGAAAAAAAACAATTGGGGACATGTATTAATTGTAGAAGACGACATTACTTTTACAGACCCTGTAATGTTTAAAAGACAATTGTCAGGGTTTTTTAAAGATGACCTGCCATATGATGTTCTTTTTTTTGGAGGCAATGTTGTGCCGCCTTATAAACAAGTGAATTCTTATTGTGCGCAAGTATTCAGTTGTCAGTGTGCAGTTGGATATTTAGTAAAAGAACATTATTACGATGTATTGATACAAAACATGCATGATGGACTGCGTAAATTAATACAAGAACCAGACAAACATTTTTATTATGCGATTGACAAGTATTGGTTCTCTCTTCAACGTCAAGACAAATGGTTTATCATTGTTCCATTATCAGTGATTCAATTACAAAATTATAGTAATATAGAAGAGAGAGAAACAGATTATTCTCGGCTAATGTTGGATTTAGACAAGACATTTTTAAAAAATACTCGATTTATAAAGCCTTTCAACAGCAAATAGTATTGTCTGCAACAATTTTATTCCATGAAGCAGGAAATAAATCTTTGGTTGAATGTGCCAATCGTTTGCCGAACCAGAGAGAAGGATAACAGACGATTTTATCTGGGAAAACATTGAAATATGCGCTAAACCAACTAAATGTGCTATTTGCAATAATATTACATCGGCAACAACTCATTAATATCATTTGTTGCCAATCGTTCAACATTTCGGGCCCTCGTTGGAAGCCGAATTCAGGGAATTCTTTTTGCAAACGGGCAATGCATGAATTCACTTGTTCTATGTTTTCATCTTCGCAAAAATACAAGACATTTGTATTTGTGGCGCATTGTTTCTGTATAAAAAGGAGAGAATTATAGTAATAATCATAGGACAAAATAGGATGCACATCGGGATATTTTATGTAATCGCCGATTCTAAAATGCATGCTTATTAGTCGATTAAAATCTTCGTATTTCTCTCCACCCACATTCAAACAAGTATACATTTTCACCACTTTTGCCCGAGTATCTTCCAATCGAATCAATTTAAAGAGAGATTCTTTATACTCGTCAAAATATTTATAACTCTGAAAATATCCGACTAAATTCACGTGTTCGTTTTCTCTGATTTTCGTGAAATCATGTTCTTCATAATGGAAATGTTTCTCTCTAATCATTGTCGGTTGTGGAGGCAATGGAAATGTGGCCATGTATTTAATCGGTTTCAAAAAGGTATTCCAATAAGTCGGTCGAATGGCGCAACCTCTGGTGAAATCTTCATATAAAAAGGTGCATTTGCGGCACAACTTAACAGAATATGCAATAGTAGTAAAAATCTGGAATAGTTGATTGCCTAATCCTCCTGACAAAGAACACGAAATCATATATAAGTATTTGATTATATTTTATATGATTAAAATATAATGAGTTTAATAGAAATATTCGCATTAAGTGTATCCGAAATTATAGGAGATTTTGCCTTTAAAGAATTTGCAAACAATGGAGGTCTTGCACCATTGTTAATCGGGATCGGAGGTTATGTATTAGTCATGTGTTTTCTGGTTATTTCTCTCCAAGGGTCTACCATATTATTGGTAAATGGTGCATGGGACGGAACAAGTGCCGTGCTTGAAAGCATGGCTGCATATATATTTTTAGGAGAAAGGTTTCATAATTATTTGCAATATGTTGGACTAGGTATTATTATTTTCGGCATTTTTTTATTAAAGATTCCATTGAATCGAAAACATACTTTTTATATTCCAAGCATAAAATCGACAGTTAAAACACGGCATTAAATTCAAAAATGTCGGCGTCCTTGTCCTTTGTCGCCAACGCATAATCCGCCACGCGTTTTTCAAAGAAATTCGTTTTGCTTTCCAAACTAATCAGTTCCATAAAAGGAAAAGGATTCGCTGTGCCATATATTTTGTCATATCCCAACTGCAAACACAGACGGTCAGCGACAAATTGAATGTATTGCGTCATCAAATCCGAATTCATGCCAATAATGCGACAAGGCAATGCCTCGCAAATAAATTCGGTTTCTATTTCCACTGCTTCGCGAACAATCTCGTAAATGCGCGATTTATTAATCTTCTTTTGCAGTTTTGTATACAATAAAATCGCGAATTCAGTGTGCAATGCTTCATCTCGTGAAATCAATTCATTGGAAAATGTGAGTCCAGGCATGAGCCCGCGTTTTTTCAGCCAAAAAATAGAACAAAATGCGCCGGAGAAAAAGATGCCTTCAATGCAGGCAAACGCCACCAATCTAGTGGCAAAACTGCTGCGATTGTCGGAAATCCATTTTTTCGCCCAGTCGGCCTTCTTTTTAATACAGGGAAATGTGTCAATCGCATTAAAGAGTCTGTCTTTGGTTTCCTCATCTTTTATATAAGTATCAATCAACAGACTATACGTTTGAGAGTGAACATTCTCCATGGCAATTTGAAATCCGTAAAATGCACGGGCTTCCGAGACTTGGACGTCGCCCATAAATCTCGTTGCCAAATTTTCCAAGACAATTCCGTCGCTCGCCGCAAAAAATGCCAATATCATTGAAATATAATATTGTTCATCTTTTTCTAGACGATCCCAGTCTGCCATGTCTTTCGTCAAATCAATTTCTTCCGCTCTCCAAAAACAGTCGACTTGTTTTTTATACAATTTCCAAATATCATCGTGTTCAATTGGAAACATTACAAACCGTTTGTCGTTTGGTGTTAAGAGAGGTTCAGAATTGTGTTTTGACATCCTAAATAATATATACCGGAGATTTTAAATTGATTTTATTTTATATATTAGTAGTAGTATGAATGTTTTTGTAATCAAGATGACTTTAGAAGAGAGAGATTCTCATATTAGGAAAATAGAAGAACAAATAGAAGCAAAAAGGCGATTGTTGTTGGAAAAACAGCAAAAGATGCATGTTTTAGCAAAACAGAATTCTTTTTTGAAAGGTGTTCGTAATGATTACACTAAATATTATCAACACATGTTGAAACAAAAATACGACCAATTGCGTGCAATGAACTCTTTACACAAATATTTATCGGATTTATCGAATTCAACTGACATGACGGTAAATAATATAAAGGATGCTGTGATAGAACAAGACAATGTTTTAAGAGAAATGCGGAAAATTAAAGGAGATTTGGATGAATTGATACATGAATAATATTTGTATATTATATTATGTCGGGTTTCCTGGATTTGTTCCCTTCTACTATCCCTTCTACTATCTCAGCAACTAATACAAACCCACAAATCCCTGAAGAGTGTAAAGAAATAAATGATTTATCTAAACAAATTACGAATAATATTAGCAAAATAGAACAATTTGTGAGAGATGATAATGCTGGATTTCTTTTTAACTTACAAGCTGATTTAAATTATATCAAAAAGTTGATTACTGACTTAAAGGATAGCAAAATCAGGGTAATGGTTATTAACGAAGAATTAAAAAAAAAAACCCCTGACATCGAACTCATTGCGCGTGAGTTAGTAAAAGAGAGAGATGCTGAAATTGTCAAGTTAAACCCGGAAATAGAAAGGTTGAAACAGCTTCAGAATCAGACATCCCCACCGGCATCTGTGCGACAAATATCTGACCAAACAGATAGATGTAAACAGGTGTGCATTAACATTTTGCAAGATATAAACACAAAATTAGCTGCTATAGTTAAGAAATTTAATAATTATCAAACCACAATAAATGACTTGCTTCTTCAAATTAAAGAAACATTACTTCCACCAGCAATAGGGTCATCAAGACAACTATCAACAGGACCATCATCATCAGGACCACAAAGTAAACAAAAAGGAGGTTATTATTACTCAGCCTCAACTTCTAGTAACAAAAGAAATAAAAAATCCACAAGGAATCGTAACAAAAATAAAAAGAACAAGAAAACCCGACGATAACCATACAACACGACACTCCAAACAACCCTACACTCCGCGCAACATTCCACTCAGTCCAGGCATTGAGCAAGACCATTTTCCACGTCTCTCTCTATAATATAATTCGCCAGGAGAGCATCTTTTTTTTATTAGAGCAGTGCGTTCCGAGAATACGCGTTTCCATGCACGTTGAACAATTCGTAACCAAAATGTTTTTAATATAGCAACCGACTCACCACTCTGCAAAATAATACATTTCGCGATTTCAGGTTTTATGTAGGTTGGACGCAATACAATTCTCCGATAATTGCAAATGAATGGATGTTTGTATTGCACAGTATATCTAATAAATTCAGACCTATATTTGTCTGTATGAAGTCCAATCATTTCGTCAATTGGCAGGCTGTCTGTATCATAATCGTCATCTTCATCCCCAGATTCTGTTTCAGACGCAGATTCAGAGTCATCTGAATAATAACTATCATAATAAGGATTAAATTTCCCAATGATTAAATAATGTGAATTCATCATTGGATTGTCGCTTGGACCATGAATATATTCATTGTAGATTTCACACAATATAATTCTATTTGATGACATTTATTTTGATGTTTTAAAGACATTTCTTTTAACTAAATCTAAATCATTTTTTTATGAGAATTATATATATGAAACTACCCTCAACCATTTCAAAAATCCTTACAAATAAATATGTTTTATATTTGGTGGCATTTCTCTCTTTAATGAATGTGGTGGGTTATATGTTGGCTGAAGACCTAAATCACATTATTGTCTTTATTTTGGTTGGAGTTATAATGACTTACTTTAGCAAAAACATGACAATTATATTGATTGTTTGTTTAATTTCAGCAAATCTATTTTCCATGTGTTTTTTAGTTGAAGGGTTTGAAAATGACAAGAGTAAAGAAGACGCAACCGACGACACTGAAGAGAATGAAGAAGAGTCTGAGGAAGAACCCAAGAAAAAACCGTCAAAGAGGAGGAATAAAATGGATTCTTCCGTAGTGTTGAATTCCAGCCTAGATTCGATTCCTCCAGACAGTGAATCATTTGAAGTAGGTAGAGGCAAACGAAATCCTAAAATAGATTATGCCTCTACTATAACAGATGCGTATTCTCAATTAAATGAATTGATTGGAAAAGACGGAATTAAATCATTGACAAATGACACGCAAACATTGATGCAACAACAGTTGCAATTGGCGGATTCAATGAAAGCAATTGGACCATTACTTGAAGGAATTACACCGCTTTTGTCACAAGCCAAAGGAATGTTGGGAGGGTTAGATGCAAATTCGTTGGAGGGAATTACATCATTGGCAAAATCGTTTAGTGTAGGACAACCATCACAGAAATGATAATTTTCTCTCTTATTATAATATGAAAAAATGTCAAATATGTGTTGAAATATGGATTGAACTAATAGTATTGTTTATCGCACTCTTATTTTTCATGTATTTATTTAAAACCCAAGAGAGAAACACTGAGCAACCAATACGAATGCCACGATTTCCAACATTCTTTGAGTCAAAAGATGTATTGAGAAATCCATATGAACCGCCTTTAAGTGATAACACTCCACAACCAGGAAGAGTTCAAATTCCAATTAATATTTCCACAAATCCAGGTGCGGTAGATACGAGTTATAGACAAGTCGGTATTTTAACGCCGCATTCATCATCGGCGTCGTCATGTCACGAAAAGAATAGAATTATTCCTTTAATGGGAAGACCACTCTATGTTTCGCGAAATAAATGGCAATATTATACAATGACAGATAAAACAAATAGTATAAAATTGCCTATTTTATATAAAGGAAGAAGTTGCACAAATGAATATGGTTGCGATGAATTGATAGGAGGAGAACATATTTATGTGGAAGGATATGACGAAGCATTCAAAGTGACAAAATACGACAATGATACAATTCGTTATATTCCATTTATCTAATCAATTATTATATATTATTTATATAATAATGCCAAAAGAAATAAACATTTCCGCGGATAATGTCATCGGCGAATGCGAATTAAAATGCGCATACAATCATAAATATCTAAATAGCAGTTGCAATGCCACGAATAATGGAAATGCGATATTATTATCATATGATAAAACGAGCACACATCCTGTTATATATAACAATAACAAATATGATGTAGGACAAGTTGCAATTTATTCTCCGTCTATTCACAAATACAATGGAGACTTTATGGATGCAGAAATAATTATTACACACAATCCAATATTAGGAGGCGCGCCTTTGTCTGTTGCCATACCAATCATACAATCCACTGCTTCAACTAGTGGAACTGCATTATTAAGTGAAATCATCATGGGCGTTTCTAATGGCGCTCCTAAAAACGGCGAGCAGACCACACTTTCCTTGTCTAATTATTCGTTAACTTCTTTTATTCCTAAAAGACCATTTTACAATTTTTCAGATATAACAAATCACGTGGAATATGTTGCATTTGACAAGGAACATTCGATTGATTTGTCACAGCAAGTATTAAATAAATTAAAATCAATTATTAGAAAGTATTCTGACAATTCTCGTGGAAGTGAATTATATTACAATAAAAAAGGACCAAATACTGAAGCCTCTGGTGAAAATGACATTTACATTTCGTGTCTTCCTACAGGCAATTCAGAAGAAAACATAGATGTCATGTATGATAAGCCGTCTATATCTGTGGACGTATTGTCTAGTCCAATATTTAAATATATTGCAGGCGCATTGATTTTTATCTTGTCTTTTTATATCATTCAAGGGGTAATTATCTTTTTTTCAGGAAATGTGAAAAAAAAATAGTTTAATGATGTTTACGTGACGACTTTTTTCTATGATGCCGACGCGACGACCTTCTTTTTTTAGCACCCGATGCTCTTGTCAATCCAAAATCAATATCGGATCTTTCTGGATTATTTGCTAATAGAGGAAGGAAAAATCTATGAGTTCCATATAAAGTGACAATAATAAAAATAGCCATTAGACTAATAATTAAGCCAAACAATAAGAGAGAAATAATAATTGTCTAAAGTGTCTACTTTCTTTTGTTTGATTTCCTCCTTCTTTTTCGGCGTTTATGCGAACCACCTCCAACATTTGGTCCTGCTTTAGACCACCCGAACCACTCATTCGCCGCTTCTTGAGAAGTTGAAGGCATTATAATTGAACTACTCCTACTACTACCACTTTCGGAAAGATTATCACGTGTAAGACCATTTAATGAAAAGACACTGCTACTACGACCCATGCCATTGTCATCTACTTTAAACATCAATCTATACAAAGCACGTAACACATACATCACAAACAATACTACAATTATAATAGCAATTAAAATCCCAATTTGTTGTGCAGGAACGACCATATTATATGCATTTATTTTATCAAAATCAAAATCTATGAAAGTGGAGAGGCATCATGCAAATTATTAAGCAAAGGAGTAAACGTCACTTGATTCATTGAAGAGTTTGTGTATGGGATAGGAGACATTTTTTTCACCACTTCTTGTTCTAAAGTATAAGGAAATTGATTCATCGCACTAAATTGTGAATCCATGCGTTGCTGTGAAGGTGCATATTGTTTTAGCGCATCAATGCCAGTAGTTGCTTTTGATCGCATAATTAAATCAAATGCGACAAACAATCCGAGAACACCTAAAATAGGAGTTGTGTAACTAAACAACATGATTGCAATTGCTACAACTGCGAATTTGCCGGGGATGGTGTCAACCATGTCTGCAAGTGGTTCTGGAATATGAAACTTCATAATTAAAAAGAAAACGAAAATCACTGATAAAATATCCTCTTTATTAAACTCCATATATATGATATAACCAGATTTTATTCTTTCTCTCTTTCTAAACACTTGAGATTTATCTTTTTCGCTTGGTTATTTTATGTTTTTTTATGTTACGGTGTTTTCGCTTGGTCATTTTATGTTTTTTCTTGTTACTGTCTTTTCGCTTGGTTATTTTATATTTTTTCTTGTTACTGTCTTTTCGCTTGGTTATTTTATGCTTGTTTCCATTACTGCGTTTTTTCCTGGTAATTATAAACCGTTGAGGATTTAACTTGTTAATAGCATATACCGGCTGGGTTAACTTATTTAAAGTATCTAACATTCCACCCCCAGCATTTGCATGTTGATCACTAGGATTTATTTTATCACATATTTTGTACAATATAGTATTACTGTCTCTATCAACCTTCCACATATTGTTATCAAATAATTTTTGATTGTTAATAATATACTCTGATAAAAGTATATATAAATAATATGCTGACAACTGACTAATTTTATATGCATTTTTAACATCAGTGATTATAAGTTTGTTATTTGTATAATAATTGTATGAATTTGTTGTGAGCATCCTTTCTATGTCTGTGTCTTCATCTGTGTCTTCATCTGTGTCTTCATCTGTAACTTCCGCTTTATAGCATTCGCCTTCAGGTGAAATTATAAATGCAAAGTAAATCATATCAATAATGACATTTACATTAGATATATATTCTGTTTTTTCTTCTGCTTCTGCTACTCTTGCTGCTTCTGCTTCTGCTTCTACTCTTGCTGCTTCTACTCTTGCTGCTTCTACTCTTGCTGCTTCTACTCTTGCTGCTTCTACTCTTGCTTCTGATGCTTCTCCTGATGCTTCTCCTGATGCTTCTCCTGATGCTTCTCCTGATGCTTCTCCTGATGCTTCTCCTGATGCTTCTCCTGATGCTTCTCCTGATGCTTCTCC